TTAATCAAATATGCTCATAGCTTGATGTTTTTTATCAGTATATAAATGAGAGTACGTTTGAATTGTTTCTGTAATGTTAGAATGCCTCATTAATTCCATTAATAAATACATATCTACACCATTATTAATTAAATAGCTAGCGTACGAGTGTCTTAAATGGTGTATTTTTAGATTCGGGAATACAGATTTAAAATGATACGAATAAGTAACGTATCTAATAGGTTCTAAACCCCCGAATATAAAATAGTTTTCGTCAAAATATTTATATCTTTTAGAAGATTCATTATACATGTTTTTAAGCATCTCTCTAATTAAATTTGGTACAGGTATTATCCCTTTAGAGCTTTCTTTTTTTAGATTATATTCAATTTTTCTATTACTTAAATTGATTTTCTTATTTACGTCAATTTCGCCTTTTATTTTATCGTAATCTTTCCACTGCAAAGCTAAAGCTTCTCCTATTCTAAGACCAGAATAAAATAACAGTCTAGTTAGCTGACGAGAAGTATCATTTGTGATTTGTTCTACTTTTTCATCAAATTCTTCACGAGTGATAAATTTAGCTTGTGGTTTTGTTCTGGGAATAGGAGTTACCGATAATGTGGGGTCGTATAAGAGCTTGTAATGCTTTTTGGCGTAATTGATAACTGCTTTAAAACCTGCCCACACAGATCGTGCATAGTCAACAGAAAGACCTGCATCGTTTAACAAATAATTCCTGAAAGCAGTACATTGCGTAGTAGTGATTTTGCCAATAGGGATATTTCCGAACCTTTCTTTTATGTGAGTATTATATTCTGTAGTTCGCTTTTCTATTGAGCGTGCAGAAAGATTTTCATTTTTTAAACGATCAAAAAATATATATTCAAAGGGTTGATTGTCCGAGTATCCATATTTAACATTTTGTATAAATTCGCTTTCAGCTAGTTTGGCATCTTTCTTACGTTCAAACCCACGCTTCATTTTTCGTTTGTTATTACCGTATACATCTTTATATCTAATGGAAAAATACCATTTACCTGTATTATCATCCTTATATACTGGCATTTTGCTTCTCCCTCCTCAAAATTGGCAAAAAATAATAAGGGTAGGCGGGCTACCCGAAATTTAGTACTAGGTACTAAATGTGATATAATAAAATAAAAAGTAGGTGATGTTATGACATTTAAAAACAATCATAATTTCAATGAATTAGTTTTAACGAATGAAGACATTAGAATTTTAAAAAATGTCTTAGAAGATGCAGTCAGTGTTTATGATGAATATTCGGTATGTAATGAAGAATCCGATTTTGCTTACTGTTTATTAAGAGACTTATATACATTAGACAGCTTAGCTATTTCGTCAAATAATGTTTGAATTATCGAATTGTACTCTTCGATTTTAATACCATGCATAATAGAGTTTCTGTGTTCAATAGCAGCTTTGACTGAATGTTTTAAATGTTCTTCTATTAAATCGTTGTTTTCCATTTCGTTTAAAAATGTTCTTATATTCCTCTTGTAATCAGGTGTTTGTTTAATTATATCTTTATCAAACTTGTTCAATATCAGCCTACACATTAGTTCTAGCGCTCTACCTAAAAGTAGTGATGTAGCTAGCCTTTTTTCAGACATAAAGCAATCATAAGCTTCAACTATATGAGTTTCAAAATCCTTGTCATTAACTGTTTCTAATAATTGAGTGTATTTTCTTAAAGAAGCCGGTAAATCATTTGCGTTTTCTAACAAAGAATTAGGTGTTCGATAAATTTTTGTAGATTTATCTGATAAATATAAGTCAGAATGAGTTTCAAAATAATAATGCGCAATTGCATCGTCGTTGTATATACTAGCTAAATCGCTCAAGTTAAACATTTGAAAATCATGTATGACTTTTTCGAAAATGAAAGTACTTTTTATATATTCACTTAACTTCTCGAAAGATCTTTCTGTTCTTTTTAAAACATCATCTACAGAAATATTTATTTTCTTCGCTTGCATGCCTTCTGACCCACCGTGAATATAAATTAAACCTCTGTAAAAACTGATATTCAAATCTGCGTAGCTATATTTTATACCGGAATAAAAGGGGAAGTATCCAGTATTTTTATCTATTACATCACCAAAAAATATATCCACTAATTCTTTATATTTTTTGTGAAGTTCATTCATTCTTTTTTCTATATCGTTATATCTCCATAAGTATTGTTTCTCTTCCATCCCTCATCCTCCTCACGCCACATAGGCGCTATTAATCACATTTTAGTTCTATCGGTAATTTTAGACTCCATAACTCTTTGACGTGACTCTTTAGCTTCTCGAATCATATCTTTAAATCCTTGACTGTCTATAAAAGCTTTGGCTTCTTCTATTTGTTCTTGTGTAAGTTTTTTTCTACCAGTGTTAATGTGTATATGCTCAATTTCTTCATATGATTCCATAATTTTTTATTTCTCCTTTACTTTTTATGTTAAAGCGCCGTATAGGAGCTTATTTCCTATATTCTTCTTCAACATACTTTTTTACTAAATATTCAAGAATAAGTTCGGTCATTAGATCGTTTTCTTCGTACTCTTTATGAAGTTACTTTATTCTTTGAATTAATTTAACTTATCGCCATCTATTTTTTGTGAAATAAATTCCAAGTATTTACGCGCATTATGTGACGATAAATCTTTAGGTAACTCATAAGTGAATGGTTGATTACCACTAGTTAAAACTTCATATACTATAGTTTCTTTTTTTATTTTGCAATTAGTTATTTTCATTATAAACTCCTTTTAAACACTGCTGAAATAGACGTCTTTTATATTAAAGTGCCATATAGGCGCTATTAATCACAATACAACTTTGCCCATTACTTTAATATTACTAAACGAAGCGACTTTGATATCATCATACTTCGGATTTAGAGATACCAAATTAATATAGTCTTCGCATATATCTACACGCTTGATAAGACTTACTCCATCTAATACAACGAGTGCAATTGTACCATCTTTAATAGAATCTTCTTTCTTAATAAAAGCGTATGTTCCTTGTTTTAACATAGGTTCCATTGAATCACCATTAACTAAAATACAAAAATCAGCATTTGATGGCGTTTCGTCTTCTTTAAAAAATACTTCTTCATGCAATATGTCATCATATAATTCTTCTCCTATGCCAGCACCAGTTGCACCACATGCAATATACGATACTAGTTTAGACTCTTTATATTCATCTATAGAAGTGACTTTATTCTGTTCATCTAATTGCTCATTTGCGTAGTTAAGTACGTTTTCTTGGCGGGGAGGTGTGAGTTTGTTGTATATGGAAGTGATGTCGTTTTTTTTATTATTTCTTGTAGGAAACAAATCATCGATACTGATATTTAAAATATGAGCAATTTCAAACAAATCATCTTGTTTAGGAGTTCTGTACCCTGTCTCATAATTTGAAATAGTAGCTTTTTTAGTGTTGAGTTTTTCTCCAAGTTGATCTTGAGTTAAGTTCAATTTGGTTCTATAGTATCTGATTTTATTGCCTATAAATTTCGCTAATTCTTTTTTATCCATTTTCTTACCTCCTTAAATTTACCTATAGTATAACCCAATTATTTTTGGTATTCAACAAAAAAATACACGAAAAGCAAACTTTTATGTTGACTCAAGTACACGTATCGTGTATAGTAGGTTTTGTAAGCGGGAGGTGACAACATGCAATGGAATTTAATAAAGTTGAGAAAAGAAAGAAAGTGTACTCAAGAAGATTTAGCAAACCTCTTGAATATATCAACTGAAGGTTATCGTTTAAAAGAATTAGGAAAGCATCAATTTAAGAATGATGAGATGTTTATTATCGCTGATTTTTTTGACGAAAATATTGGAGATATTTTTTTACCCACAAAGTACACGAAACGCAAACAAACATCTTAAAGGAGACATAACAAATGCAAGACCAATCATTAAAATTAGTAAAACTACAACTAAAATATCATAACCTTTCAGGACAAATTGAAGCTTATGATAAATCACTTAAAGAAATAAGATACACTCGAGATCTTTTCAACAAACATCTAAGCATGAATAACGAAGACGCATTTGCTGGTTTGGAAATGGTAGAAGATGAAATTACTAAAAAGCTACGAAGTGCTATCAAAGAGTTCCAAAAAGTAGTGAAAGCGTTAGACAAGCTTAACGGTGTTGAAAGCGATAACAAAGTTACTGATTTAACAGAGTGGCGGAAAGTGAATCAGTAACATTCACTTCTTAATATAACCACGCTTATCAACATCCACATTGAGCAGATGTGAGCGAGAGCTGGCGATGATATGAGCCGCGTTTAAATACATTCGATAGTCATTGCGATAACCGTCTGCTGAATGTGGGTGTTGAGGAAAAAGGAGGATACTCAAATGCAAGCATTACAAACATTTAATTTTAAAGAGCTACCAGTAAGAACAGTAGAAATTGAAAACGAACCTTATTTTGTAGGAAAAGATATTGCTGAGATTTTAGGATATGCAAGATCAGACAATGCCATTAGAAATCATGTTGATAGCGAGGACAAACTGACGCACCAATTTAGTGCATCAGGTCAAAACAGAAATATGATCATTATCAACGAATCAGGATTATACAGTCTAATCTTCGATGCTTCTAAACAAAGCAAAAACGAAAAAATTAGAGAAACCGCTAGAAAATTCAAACGCTGGGTAACATCAGATGTCCTACCAGCTATTCGCAAACACGGTATATACGCAACAGACAATGTAATTGAACAAACATTAAAAGATCCAGACTACATCATTACAGTGTTGACTGAGTATAAGAAAGAAAAAGAGCAAAACTTACTTTTACAACAAGAAATTGGAGAGCTAAAACCCAAAGCAGATTATGTTGATGAAATCTTAAAATCAACTGGCACATTAGCCACAACTCAAATCGCGGCAGACTACGGTATATCAGCACAAAAGTTAAACAAACTACTACACGAAGCTAGACTACAACGAAAAGTAAATAAACAGTGGGTGCTTTACTCAGAACACATGGGCAAGAGTTACACAGATTCAGACACTATAACAATTGTGCGTTCTGATGGCAGAGAAGACACAGTTTTACAAACTAGATGGACACAAAAAGGCAGATTGAAAATACATGAAATCATGACTGAATTCGGTTATGAAGCTAATTTAGGGGGAGCGTAAATGACACCAGAACAAAAAGAAAAGCTAAACAATATAGTATTAACACTTTATGCAGTTAAAGAAAACAAAAGTCAAACATACACACACAAAGATACTCTTACTGTGACATATGCAGGCGAGATTGAGCACACTTACGAAGTCGACAGAGAGAAACACCTTGAATCAATGATTGAGTGGGCAATTGACCAAATCGAACAGCACTTTGATTTAGACGAAGAAGAATAACACACACAATTGAACAAACAACTTAATAGGAGGAATTACAAATGAACGCACTATACAAAACAACCCTCCTCACCACAATGGCAGTTGTGACGTGGAAGGTTTGGAAGATTGAACGAAATACGAGAAAGCCTGTAATCAATAGAAATGATTTTAGTAAAGAGTCTACAGCAGAAACGATTGAGCGACACAGTGATCCTGATTCAGGAATAAAACTACTTAAGGCATTTTCCGACTTCACTAAACAAGCTGAAAAGCAAAAACCTACACTAGGAGAAGTTTATAGACGGAACAAACCTGAATTACCAACCGTTACTTTAGACGAAAACGGACTGTTTATAAATGATTTTAGGGTGCCTTATGTACTTGAGGAAGGGGTTAACGTAAAGAAATCTATGAACAACCTATATAAGGTCAGTTTGGACTTTTTCGCTAAAAGTATTATTGCAGATAATTACGAAGCAGATAACCCAGAGAATCAACAGTTATTTTAAAGGAGGAAAAGATATGATGAAAAATAGTTTGCAAGCTAAAGAACTTGCGGTAATTTTATCTGTTTCTAAATCCAAAGCAGGACAAATAATAAGAGAACTGAATAAAGAGCTTGAAGATGAAGGATACATTGCGATACGAGGCAGAATACCAGTCCAATTAGCTAGGAAAAAATTCCCTTATCACGACTTATCAGACCAGAGAATAATGGAGGAGTTGAAAAAAGAAAATGAGTAACATTTATAAAAGCTACCTAGTAGCAGTACTATGCTTCACAGTCTTAGCGATTGTACTTATGCCGTTTCTATACTTCACTACAGCATGGTCAATTGCAGGATTCGCAAGTATCGCAACATTCATATTCTATAAGGAATACTTTTATGAAGAATGAAAAAACTGCTACTTGCGCCAACAAGTAACAATAAGTGTTCATCAAAATATACAACTTAATTAAATCAAAATATACGGAGGTAGTCAACTATGACTGAAAATATTAAAACTGAACAACATTATTACACTAAAGATTTTTCAGGATACAGAAATGAAGAAGATAACTTTGTAGCAAATCAAGAATTGACAGTAACAATCACATTGAACGAGTACAGAAAACTTATTGAAATAAAGGCTGTTAAAGATAAAGAAGAAGATACTTACAGAGGTAAGTATTTTGCGGAAGAAAGAAAAAACGAAAAATTGGAAAAAGAAAATATAAAACTAAAAAACAAAATTTATGAATTACAAAACGAAGAAGATAACGAGGAGGACGAAGAAGACAAGGAGGACGAGAACGATGTATTACAAAATTGGTGAGATAAAAAACAAAATTATAAGCTTTAACGGGTTTGAATTTAAAGTGTCTGTGATGAAGAGACATGACGGTATCAGTATACAAATCAAGGATATGAATAATGTTCCACTTAAATCGTTTCATGTCATAGATTTAAGCGAACTATATATTGCGACGGATGCAATGCGTGACGTTATAAACGAATGGATTGAAAATAACACAGATGAACAGGACAAACTAATTAACTTAGTCATGAAATGGTAGGAGGTATGAAAAGTGAATGATTTACAAGAGAGAGAATTAGAAACATTCGAACAAGACGACCGATTCAAAGTAACTGATCTAGACAGTGCTAACTGGGTTTTTAAGAAACTGGATGCAATCACAACTAAAGAGAATGAAATCAACGATTTAGCAAATAAAGAAATTGAACGCATAAACGAATGGAAAGATAAAGAAGTAGAAAAATTACAGAGTGGCAAAGAATATTTACAAAGCCTTGTAATTGAATATTACAGAATACAAAAAGAACAAGATAGCAAATTCAAGTTGAATACACCTTACGGAAAAGTGACAGCCAGAAAAGGTTCAAAAGTCATTCAAGTTAGCAATGAGCAAGAAGTCATTAAACAACTTGAGCAACGAGGTTTTGACAACTATGTAAAAGTAACTAAAAAACTTAGCCAATCAGACATTAAGAAAGATTTCAATGTAACTGAAAACGGCACATTGATTGACGCAAACGGCGAAGTTTTAGAGGGTGCTAGCATTGTGGAGAAACCAACGTCATACACGGTAAAGGTGGGAGAATAGATGACTGAAAAAACTAATCAAGATGTCGATATTTTAACGCAACTAGGTGTAAAAGACATCAGCAAACAAAATGCAAACAAGTTTTATAAATTTGCGATATACGGCAAGTTCGGTACTGGTAAAACTACGTTTTTAACAAAAGATAACAATGCCTTAGTACTAGATATAAATGAGGACGGAACAACGGTAACAGAAGATGGGGCAGTTGTGCAGATTAAGAATTATAAGCATTTTAGTGCAGTGATTAAAATGCTGCCTAAAATTATTGAACAACTAAGAGAAAACGGAAAACAAATTGATGTTGTAGTGATTGAAACAATCCAAAAGTTACGTGATATCACTATGGACGACATCATGGACGGTAAATCAAAGAAACCGACATTTAATGATTGGGGCGAGTGTGCTACACGCATTGTAAGTATTTATCGTTATATTTCTAAATTACAAGAACATTATCAATTTCATCTTGCTATAAGCGGACACGAGGGCATTAACAAAGACAAAGATGATGAGGGAAGTACTATCAATCCAACAATCACGATAGAGGCACAAGACCAAATAAAAAAAGCAGTCATCAGTCAATCTGACGTGTTAGCAAGAATGACAATAGAAGAACATGAGCAAGACGGCGAAAAAACTTATCAATATGTACTTAACGCTGAACCATCAAATTTATTCGAGACAAAGATAAGACACTCAAGCAACATCAAAATTAACAACAAACGTTTCATTAATCCAAGTATTAACGATGTTGTACAAGCAATTAGAAATGGTAATTAAAAATTAATTAAAAGGACGGTATAAAAATTATGAAAATCACTGGTAGAACACAATACATTCAAGAAACTAATCAAGAGGCATTCATGAAAGGTGGGGACTTTTTAGGAGCTGGAGAATTTACAGTAAAAGTTGCAAATGTCGAGTTTAACGACAGAGAAAACAGATACTTCACGATTGTTTTTGAAAACAACGAAGGTAAACAATACAAACACAACCAATTCGTCCCACCATTCCAACAAGATTATCAAGAAAAACAATATATCGAGTTACTTAGTAGATTAGGAATTAAATTGAACTTACCAGATTTAACTTTTGACACAGATCAATTAATTAACAAAATCGGAACTATTGTACTTAAAAATAAATTTAACGAGGAACAAGGCAAGTATTTTGTAAGACTCTCATATGTAAAAGTTTGGAATAAAGACGATGAAGTAGTTAATAAACCAGAACCTAAAACTGATGAGATGAAACAAAAAGAACAGCAAGCAAATGGGAAACAGACGCCAATGAGTCAACAATCAAACCCATTCGCTAATGCTAATGGTCCAATAGAAATCAATGATGATGATTTACCGTTCTAGGACGTGGTTTAAATGCAATACATTACAAGATACCAGAAAGACAATGACGGTACTTATTCCGTCGTTGCTACTGGTGTTGAACTTGAACAAAGTCACATTGACTTACTAGAAAACGGATATCCACTAAAAGCAGAAGTAGAGGTTCCGGACAATAAAAAACTATCTATAGAACAACGCAAAAAAATATTCGCAATGTGTAGAGATATAGAACTTCACTGGGGCGAACCAGTAGAATCAACTAGAAAATTATTACAAACAGAATTGGAAATTATGAAAGGTTATGAAGAAATCAGTCTGCGCGACTGTTCTATGAAAGTTGCAAGGGAGTTAATAGAACTGATTATAGCGTTTATGTTTCATCATCAAATACCTATGAGTGTAGAAACGAGTAAGTTGTTAAGCGAAGATAAAGCGTTATTATATTGGGCTACAATCAACCGCAACTGTGTAATATGCGGAAAGCCTCACGCAGACCTGGCACATTATGAAGCAGTCGGCAGAGGCATGAACAGAAACAAAATGAATCACTACGACAAACATGTGTTAGCACTGTGTAGACAACATCATAATGAACAGCACGCAATTGGCGTTAAGTCGTTTGATGATAAATATCACTTGCATGACTCGTGGATAAAAGTTGATGAGAGGCTCAACAAAATGCTGAAAGGAGAAAACAATGGGAGAAGTATCGTGGATAAAACTTAAAGTTGGCATGTTTGATGACAGCAAAATCAAATATATCGAAGCTTTACCCGAAAGAGATACGATCATAACTATTTGGGTTAAGTTACTAACTTTATCAGGAAAGTACAATGAACAAGGTTATATTATGCTATCCGAAAACTTGCCGTACAACGAAGAAATGTTAGCAAATGAATTTAATAGACCTATTAACTCAATAAGGTTAGCAATTCAAACTTTTGAGACATTGGGCATGATTGAAAAAGTTAATGGTGTCATAAAAGTGACAAACTGGGAGAAGCATCAAAGCTTAGATAGCAAAGCTAAGCATAAAGAAAAAAATAAATTGCGACAACAACGCTATCGTGAGAAACAGAAAAAGTTACTAGAAGCAAAACGTAACGTTACCGTAACGTTACGTAACGATACAGAAGAAGAAGAAGAAAGAGAAGAAGAAAAAGAAGAAGAATATAAGAATAAAGAAGAAGAAAGAGAAGCCGTCTTCTCATCTTCAATAAAATATATAATTGCAAATTTGGATGATAAGTTAACACCTAATCAAATGGAACAATTAGGGTTTGCTATTGATGATATAGGTACAAACGCTTTTGAAGTTGTAAAAGTAGGTGTTGAGTACACTAAAAGCAAAAGTGCGCATGGTGGCTATTTAATTAAAGTTTTAAACAACTGGGCTAAAGAGAATGTCAAAACAAAAGAAGATGCAGAAAATAAAATAGCACCTAGAAAAAATACTACTGATGATGTCATTGCACAAATGGAAAAAGAATTGAGTGATGACTAATGCCGATGAGCAAAACACAAGCATTAGAAATTATTAAAAAAGTTAGGTACGTATACAACATTGATTTTGATAAACCGAAGTTAGAAATGTGGATTGATGTATTAAGTCAAAATGGAGATTATCAACCAACTGTAAAAGCGGTAGATGTTTATATCAACAGTAACAACCCGTACCCGCCTAACTTACCAGCAATCATGCGTAAGGAACCTAAAAAAGTATCTATCGAGCCAGTAGATAACGAAACCGCTACACACCAATGGAAAATGCAGAATGACCCCGAATATGTCAGACAAAGAAAAATAGCGCTAGATAAGTTCATGAATAAGTTGGCAGAATTTGGGGGCGAAAACGAATGAATTACGGACAATTCGAAATTGAAAGTACAATAATCGCTACGCTACTTAAACAACCGGACGTATTAGAAAAGATAAGAGTTAAAGATTACATGTTTACGAACGAAAAGTTTAAAACCTTTTTCAATTATGTAATGGACGTCGGAAAGATAGATCATCAAGAAATCTATTTAAAAGCAACTAAAGATAAAGAATTTTTAGATGCAGATACTATAACTAAACTTTACAACTCCGATTTCATTGGATATGGCTTCTTTGAACGTTATCAACAAGAATTATTGGAAAGTTATCAGCTCAACAAAGCTAACGAATTGGTAACTGAGTTCAAACAACAACCTACGAACCAAAACTTTAACAACTTGATTGATGAACTCAAGGATTTAAAAACAATTACTAACAAAAAAGAAGATGGAACCAAGAAGTTTGTTGAGGAGTTTGTCGAAGAGTTATACAGCGATAGCCCTAAGAAGCAAATTAAGACGGGTTACAAGCTAATGGATTACAAAATAGGGGGATTAGAACCATCACAATTAATCGTCATCGCAGCGCGTCCCTCAGTGGGTAAGACAGGTTTTGCATTAAACATGATGCTGAACATAGCACAAAATGGATACAAAACATCTTTCTTTAGTCTCGAAACAACCGGCACATCGGTATTGAAACGTATGTTATCAACAATTACTGGTATTGAGTTAACAAAGATAAAAGAAATCAGGAACTTAACGCCGGATGACTTAACAAAGTTAACGAATGCGATGGATAAAATCATGAAATTAGGCATCGATATTTCTGATAAAAGTAATATCACACCGCAAGATGTGCGAGCGCAAGCAATGAGGCATTCAGACAGGCAACAAGTTATTTTTATAGATTATCTTCAACTGATGGATACTGATGCGAAAGTTGATAGACGTGTAGCAGTAGAAAAGATATCACGTGACTTAAAGATAATCGCTAACGAGACAGGCGCAATCATCGTACTACTTTCACAACTGAATCGTGGTGTCGAGTCTAGACAGGATAAAAGACCAATGCTATCGGACATGAAAGAATCAGGCGGAATAGAAGCAGATGCGAGTTTAGCGATGCTACTTTACCGTGATGATTATTATAACCGTGACGAAGATGACAGTATCACTGGCAAATCTATTGTTGAATGTAACATAGCCAAAAACAAAGACGGCGAAACCGGAATAATTGAATTTGAGTATTACAAGAAGACTCAGAGGTTTTTCACATGAATATAATGCAATTCAAAAGCTTATTGAAATCGATGTATGAAGAGACAAAGCAAAGCGACCCGATTGTAGCAAATGTATATATCGAGACTGGTTGGGCGGTCAATAGATTGTTGGACAATAACGAGTTATCGCCTTTCGATGATTACGACAGAGTTGAAAAGAAAATCATGAATGAAATCAACTGGAAGAAAACACACATTAAGGAGTGTTAAAAAATGCCGAAAGAAAAATATTACTTATACCGAGAAGATGGCACGGAAGATATTAAGGTCATCAAGTATAAAGACAACGTAAATGAAGTTTATTCGCTCACAGGAGCCCATTTCAGCGACGAAAAGAAAATTATGACTGATAGTGACCTAAAACGATTCAAAGGCGCTCACGGGCTTCTATATGAGCAAGAGCTAGGATTGCAAGCAACGATATTTGATATTTAGAGGTGGCACAATGAGTAAATACAATGCTAAGAAAGTTGAGTACAAAGGAATTGTATTTGATAGCAAAGTAGAGTGCGAATATTACCAATATTTAGAAAGTAATATGAATGGCACTAACTATGATCGTATCGAAATACAACCGAAATTTGAATTACAACCTAAATTCGGGAAACAAAGACCGATTACGTATATAGCCGATTTCTCTTTGTGGAAGGAAGGGAAACTGGTTGAAGTTATAGACGTTAAAGGTAAGGCGACTGAAGTTGCCAACATCAAAGCGAAGATATTCAGATATCAGTATAGAGATGTGAATTTAACGTGGATATGTAAAGCGCCTAAATACACAGGTCAAGAATGGATGGTATATGAGGACTTAGTGAAAGTCAGACGTAAAAGAAAAAGAGAAATGAAGTGATCTAATGCAACAACAAGCATATATAAACGCAACGATTGATATAAGAATACCTACAGAAGTTGAATATCAGCATTACGATGATGTGGATAAAGAAAAAGATACGCTGGCAAAGCGCTTAGATGACAATCCGGACGAATTACTAAAGTATGACAACATAACAATAAGACATGCATATATAGAGGTGGAATAAATGAAGTTGAACGAAGTATTCGCAACTAATTTAAGGGTAATCATGGCTAGAGATAACGTAAGTGTCCAAGATTTGCACAATGAAACTGGCGTATCAAGATCAACTATTAGTGGATATAAAAACGGAAAAGCTGAGATGGTTAACTTAAATGTATTAGATAAATTGGCAGATGCTCTAGGTGTTAATGTAAGTGAACTATTTACTAGAAATCACAACACGCACAAATTAGAGGATTGGATTAAAAAAAGTAAATGTATAGAGGTGGAATAAATGAGTATCGTAAAGATTAACGGTAAACCATATAAATTTACCGAACATGAAAATGAATTGATAAAAAAGAACGGTTTAACTCCAGGAATGGTTGCAAAAAGAGTACGAGGTGGCTGGGCGTTGTTAGAAGCCTTACATGCACCTTATGGTATGCGCTTAGCTGAGTATAAAGAAATTGTGTTATCCAAAATCATGGAGCGAGAGAGCAAAGAGCGTGAAATGGCTAGGCAACGACGTAAAGAGGCTGAACTACGTAAGAAGAAGCCACATTTGTTTAATGTGCCTCAAAAACATTCACGTGATCCGTACTGGTTTGATACTACTTATAACCAAATGTTTAAGAAATGGCAGGAAGCATAAATGCCTAAAACCGATAGCGCATGTAAAGAATACTTAAACCAATTTTTCGGATCTAAGAGATATCTGTATCAGGATAACGAACGAGTGGCACATATCCATGTAGTGAACGGCACTTATTACTTTCATGGGCATATCGTGCCAGGTTGGCAAGGCGTGAAAAAGACATTTGATACAGCGGAAGAGCTCGAAACATATATAAAGCAACATGGTTTGGAATACGAGGAGCAGAAGCAACTAACTTTATTTTAGAGGAGATGGAAATGATGAATAACCGCGAACAAATTGAACAATCAGTGATCAGTGCTAGTGCGTATAACGGTAATGACACAGAGGGATTACTAAAAGAGATTGAGGACGTGTATAAGAGAGCACAAGCGTTTGATGAAATACTTGAGGGAATGACAAATGCTATTCAACATTCAGTTAAAGAAGGTATTGAACTTGATGAAGCAGTAGGGATTATGGCAGGTCAAGTTGTCTATAAATATGAGGAGGAACAAGGAAAATGAGTAATAAAAGTAATTCAGAAATAATCAAAAGAGTATTAGAAACGAGCAAAAGCGACATAAATATTTGGGATGTACTAAGCGAGTTTGACAGTGAACAAGAGGAAGAAATACTTGATTTTATAGATGAGAACATTGAAGAATTTGAAATATTCCTCAATACCGCACTAATTCATATTGTTGAAAGATTGAAATTGAGAATAGCGTTTGCTACAGCTAGGGAGGAGCAGGAAAATGACTAACACATTACAAGTAAGGCTATTATCAGAAAATGCTAGAATGCCCGAACGAAATCATAAGACGGATGCAGGTTATGACATATTCTCAGCTGAAACTGTCGTACTTGAGCCACAAGAAAAGGCAGTGATTAAAACAGATGTAGCTGTAAGCATACCAGAGGGCTATGTCGGACTATTAACTAGCCGTAGTGGTGTAAGTAGTAAAACGCATTTAGTGATTGAAACAGGCAAGATAGACGCGGGATATCACGGCAATTTAGGGATTAATATCAAGAATGACGCTATTGCATCGAATGGTTATATCACACCAGGTGTTTTTGATATTAAAGGAGAAATCGATTTGAGTGACGCCATAAGACAATACGGAACTTATCAAATCAACGAAGGAGACAAACTAGCTCAATTGGTTATCGTGCCTATATGGACACCTGAACTAAAGCAAGTGGAGGAATTCGAAAGTGTTTCAGAACGTGGAGAAAAAGGCTTCGGAAGTAGCGGAGTGTAAAGACATCTTAGATCGAGTCAAGGAGGTTTTGGGGAAGTGAGTTACATCATTACATTAGTTCCAATACTTGTATTCATAGTAATATTTAACAATTTACTTAACAGATATATGGTTTTGTACAAAGAATTAGATTTATTTACATGCAGAATTGGAATGTTATTAGTCTTAATCGTTATAGTAGATTTTGCAAAGCAAAAAAATATGTTGGCTACATTGAGTGTTGTACTAATACTTTTATTCGTAGAAAAACTTAGAATCATTCAAAGGAGTGATAAGAAGTGACGCAATACTTAGTCACAACATTCAAAGATTCAACAGGACAACCACATGAACATTTTACTACTGCTAGAGATAATCAGACGTTTACAGTTGTTGAGGCAGAGAGTAAAGAAGAAGCTGAGCGCAAATACGAGGCACAAGTTAAGATAAGGAGAGATGGAGATGCCAAAGAAAACGGTAACGATTGATGTAGATGAAAACTTATTAGTAGTAGCTAGTAATGAAATATCAGAACTATTATATGAATATGACAGTGAGTTAATGTCAGCTGATGAAGATGGCGATAATAGAGATATCAAAGAAAAAAGAGACGCATTAAAACAAGCTATACAAATTATCGATAAATTAACATGGGGTGTTTAGTGGTGGTTAAAGAAATTTTGAGACTATTATTCTTACTAGCGATGTATGAGTTAGGTAAGTATGTAACTGAGCAAGTATATATTATGATGACGGCTAATGATGATGTAGAGGCGCCAAGTGACTTCGCAAAGTTGAGTGATCAGTCTGATTTGATGAGGGCGGAGGTGTCGGAGTAGATGATGTGGTTAATCATAGCAATTATATTACTAGTCATCTTATTGTTTGGTGTGATGTTACAAGCGGAACAGTTAAAAGGTGATGTAAAAGTTAAAGAGCGAGAGATAGAGATATTAAGAAGTAGATTGAGACACTTTGAAGATTAAACATATTTGTACGGAGGGTATTCATGACTAAAAAGAAATACGGATTAAAATTATCAACAGTTCGAAAGTTAGAAGATGAGTTGTGTGATTATCCTAATTATCATAAACAACTTGAAGATTTAAGAAGTGAAATAATGACACCGTGGATTCCAACAGATACAAATATAGGCGGGGAGTTTGTACCGTCTAATACATCGAAAACAGAAATGGCAGTAACTAATTATCTTTGTAGTATACGAAGAGGTAAAATCCTTGAGTTTAAGAGCGCTATTGAACGTATAATCAACACATCAAGCAGGAAAGAACGCGAATTCATTCAAGAGTATTATTTTAATAAAAAGGAATTAGTGAAAGTTTGTGTTGACATACACATTTCTGATAGAACTGCTCATAGAATCAAAAGAAAAATCATATCTAGATTGGCGGAAGAGTTAGGGGAAGACTGAAATTGGCAGTAAAGTGGCAGTTTTTGATACCTTAAATGAGATATTATGATAGTGTAGGATATTGACTATCGTACTGCGTTTCCCTTATCGCAATTAGGAATAAAGGATCTATGTGGGTTGGCTGATTATAGCCAATCCTTTTTTAATTTTAAAAAGCGTATAGCGCGAGAGTTGGTGGTAAATGAAATGAACGAAAAACAAAAGAGATTCGCAGATGAATATATAATGAATGGATGTAATGGTAAAAAAGCAGCAATTACAGCAGGTTATAGTAAGAAAACAGCAGAGTCTTTAGCAAGTCGATTGTTAAGAAATGTTAATGTTTCGGAATATATTAAAGAACGATTAGAACAGATACAAGAAGAGCGTTTAATGAGTATTACAGAAGCTTTAGCGTTATCTGCTTCTATTGCTAGAGGAGAACCTCAAGAGGCTTACAGTAAGAAATATGACCATTTAAACGATGAAGTGGAAAAAGAGGTTACTTACACAATCACACCAACTTTTGAAGAGCGTCAGAGATCTATTGACCACATACTAAAAGTACATGGTGCGTATATCGATAAAAAAGAAATTACTCAGAAGAATATTGAGATTAATATTGGTGAGTACGATGACGAAAGTTAAATTAAACTTTAACAAACCGTCTAATGTTTTCAATAGAAACATATTCGAAATACTAACCAATTACGATAACTTCACTGAAGTACATTACGGTGGAGGTTCGAGCGGTAAGTCTCACGGCGTTATACAAAAAGTTGTACTCAAAGCATTGCAAGATTGGAAATATCCTAGGCGTATACTGTGGCTTAGAAAAGTACAATCAACAATTAAAGATAGTTTGTTCGAAGATGTTAAAGATTGTTTGATAAACTTTGGTATTTGGGACATGTGCCTTTGGAATAAGACTGATAACAAAGTTGAATTGCCAAACGGCGCAGTTTTTTTGTTTAAAGGATTAGATAACCCAGAGAAAATAAAGTCGATAAAAGGCATATCAGACATAGTCATGGAAGAAGCGTCTGAATTCACACTAAATGATTACACGCAATTAACGTTGCGTTTGAGGGAGCGTAAACACGTGAATAAGCAAATATTTTTGATGTTTAACCCAGTATCTAAACTGAATTGGGTTTATAAGTATTTCTTTGAACATGGTGAACCAATGGAAAATGTCATGATTAGACAATCTAGTTATCGAGATAATAAGTTTCTTGATGAAATGACACGACAAAACTTAGAGTTGTTAGCAAATCGTAATCCAGCATATTACAAAATTTATGCGTTAGGTGAATTTGCTACACTAGACAAATTGGTTTTCCCTAAGTATGAAAAACGTTTAATAAATAAAGATGAGTTAAGACATTTACCTTCTTATTTTGGATTGGACTTTGGCTACGTTAATGATCCTAGTGCTTTTATACATTCTAAAATAGATGTAAAGAAAAAGAAGTTATACATCATTGAAGAGTATGTTAAACAAGGTATGCTGAATGATGAAATAGCTAATGTCATAAAGCAACTTGGTTATGCTAAAGAAGAAATTACAGCAGATAGTGCAGAACAAAAAAGTATAGCTGAATTAAGGAATCTAGGGCTTAAAAGGATTTTACCAACCAAAAAAGGGAAGGGCTCGGTTGTACAAGGGTTACAATTCTTAATGCAATTTGAAATCATTGTTGATGAACGTTGTTTCAAGACTATTGAAGAGTTTGACAACTACACATGGCAAAAGGACAAAGATACAGGTGAATATACCAATGAACCAGTAGATACATACAATCATTGTATCGATTCGTTGCGTTATTCAGTGGAACGATTCTACAGACCGGTTAGAAAACGCACAAATCTCAGTTCGAAAGTTGACACAATAAAATCTCTAGGATTATAGGAGGGAACAAATGTTAAAAGTAAACGAATTTGAAACAGATACAGATCTACGGGGAAACATAAATTACTTATTTAATGATGAAGCCAATGTTGTTTACACATATGACGGGACGGAATCCGATTTATTACAAAACGTTAATGAAGTAAGTAAATACATTGAACATCACATGGATTACCAACGACCTAGATTGAAAGTGTTAAGTGATTATTACGAAGGTAAAACTAAGAACTTAGTTGAGTTAACACGACGCAAAGAAGAGTACATGGCAGATAACCGTGTAGCGCATGATTACGCATCTTATATTAGCGATTTTATCAACGGCTATTTCTTGGGTAATCCAATTCAATATCAAGATGATGACAAAGATGTATTAGAAGTTATTGAGGCGTTCAATGATTTAAATGATGTTGAGTCACACAATAGATCTTTAGGATTAGATTTGTCAATTTATGGCAAAGCTTATGAGTTAATGATTAGAAACCAAGATGATGAAACGCGTTTATACAAGAGTGATGCAATGAGTACTTTTGTCATATACGACAATACAATTGAACGTAATAGTATCGCAGGCGTTAGATATTTAAGAACTAAACCAATAGACAAGACTGACGAAGATGAAGTGTTTACAGTTGATTTATTCACTTCACACGGTGTTTATAGATATCTTACCAGTAGAACAAATGGATTGAAGCTCACACCACGTGAAAACGGTTTTGAATCACACTCTTTCGAACGTATGCCTATTACAGAATTTAGCAACAACGAAAGAAGAAAAGGGGATTATGAGAAAGTAATCACTTTAATTGATTTGTATGATAATGCTGAATCAGATACTGCTAACTATATGAGTGATTTAAATGACGCTATGTTACTTATTAAAGGTAATTTAAATTTAGATCCTGTAGAAGTTAGAAAACAAAAGGAAGCTAACGTGTTGTTTTTAGAACCGACTGTTTATGCTGATAGCGAAGGTAGAGAAACAGAAGGCTCTGTTGATGGTGGTTATATTTATAAGCAATACGATGTACAAGGTACCGAAGCTTATAAAGACCGTTTAAACAGTGATATACACATGTTTACCAACACGCCTAACATGAAAGATGATAACTTTAGCGGCACTCAATCGGGCGAGGCAATGAAATACAAATTATTTGGATTGGAACAACGTACTAAAACTAAAGAAGGATTGTTTACTAAAGGGTTAAGACGTCGTGCTAAGTTGTTAGAGACAATACTTAAAAATACATGGTCGATTGACGCTAACAAAGATTTCAATACTGTTAGATACGTATACAACAGAAACTTACCTAAATCATTGATTGAAGAATTAAAAGCTTATATTGATTCTGGTGGGAAGATTAGCCAAACAACTTTAATGTCTCTATTCTCGTTCTTCCAAGACCCTGAATTAGAAGTTAAGAAAATCGAAGAAGATGAGAAAGAATCTATTAAAAAAGCTCAAAAAGGTATTTATAAAGACCCTAGAGACATCAATGATGACGAACAAGATGATGATACAAAAGATACTGTTGATAAAAAGGAATGATTGTAATTGCCTAACAAAAACACTCAAGAATATTGGGAAGAACGCGGACGCAAAGCAATCGAGAATGAGTTGAAGCGTGATAAAACTAAAGCTGAAGAAATAGAACGTATATTGAATATGATGATTAAGCGCATTGAAAAAGAGATCAATGCGTTTATTGTCAAGTACGGAGATTTTGCAGGCGTTACATTACAAGAAGCACAAAAGATTATTGATGAGTTCGATGTAAAAGCGTTTCAAGAAGAAGCAAAAAGATTGGTCGAAAACAAGGAGTTTAGCGATAGAGCAAATGAAGAATTAAAGAAGTATAACACGAAAATGTATGTATCTAGAGAACAGATGTTAAAGATTCAAATAGAATTCTTAATTGCTTATGCAACAGCTCAAACAGAATTATCGATGAGGGAATATTTCGAATCAACAGCTTATCGTGTGTTCAGTGATCAAGCGGGTATTTTAGGTGAAGGTGTACAAGTAGCTAAAGAAGTTATAGATACAATCGTTGATACACAATTTCATGGTGTCGTTTGGTCAGAGCGATTATGGACTAATACCGAAGCAATGAAACAAGAAGTAGAAGAAATAATTGCTAATGTAGTTATTAGAGGTCGACATCCTAATGAATATGTTAAAGATATGCGCAAGCACTTAAATAAATTCGAAGGCACAGCACGACAAAAGACCGCAGCAATTAAATCATTGCTTTATACGGAATCGGCACGTGTTCACGCACAATCAAGCATTGACAGCATGAAAGAAATTTCACCGGAAGGATATTATATGTATATTGCAAAAATCGATAATAGAACAACTAAAGTATGCAAAGGGCTTAATGGAGAAATATTCAAAGTTAAAGACGCTAAAATTGGTGTTAATTTCTATCCTATGCATATCAATTGTCGTTCAGATTGCGCTTTACTACCTAAATCTATGTGGCCGAAAAAACCAAGCAAGAAACGAAAAACAAAATACTTCGGAGGGAAAGTGAAAAGCGGTGATTGATTTAAAAGTGAAGTTTTTTAAAGGCAAGTTAGTTTTGTATGACAGTAAATTAAATGTTTGGAGGATACTAATATGAGTAATACTGACAAATACCTTAGAGACATAGCAAGAGAATTAAAAGGTATACGTAAAGAGTTACAAAAGCGAAACGAAACAGTTATTATTGATGCAAACTTAGACAGTTTAAGGTCGGCAGTATTAGCCGATAAAGAAAAATCGAAATATAATGAACCTCTCTTTTAATAGCTAGCACTTAATTGTGTTGGCTATTTTTTATGTCCAAAACGTGCTGATGACATAAAAAGCACGCATGGAAAAACAGTCGACAGACTATAAATGGAGGTATATCTCATGGAAGAAAATAAACTTAAGTTTAATTTGCAATTTTTTGCAGACCAATCAGATGATCCGGACGAACCAGGCGGAGATGGTAAAAAAGGAAATCCTGATAAGAAAGAAAATGACGAAGGTACTGAAATAACTTTCACGCCAGAGCAACAAAAGAAAGTTGATGAAATACTTGAACGTCGTGTAGCCCACGAAAAGAAAAAAGCTGATGAGTATGCAAAAGAAAAAGCAGCAGAAGCTGCTAAAGAAGCTGCTAAATTAGCGAAAATGAACAAGGATCAAAAAGATGAATATGAACGCGAACAAATGGAAAAAGAACTGGAACAATTACGTTCAGAAAAACAATTAAACGAAATGCGTTCAGAAGCACGAAAAATGTTGAGTGAAGCGGAAGTTGATTCATCAGATGAGGTTGTCAATTTAGTTGTAACAGATACTGCTGAACAAACTAAATTGAATGTTGAAGCTTTTTCTAATGCAGTAAAAAAAGCGGTTAATGAAGCGGTTAAGGTTAACGCTAGACAATCGCCATTGACTGGTGGAGATTCATTTAATCACTCGACTAAAAATAAACCGCAAAACTTAGCTGAAATAGCTAGACAAAAAAGAATTATTAAAAATTAACGGAGGCATTTAAATGGAACAAACACAAAAATTAAAATTAAATTTGCAACATTTTGCAAGTAACAATGTTAAACCACAAGTATTTAACCCTGACAATGTAATGATGCATGAAAAGAAAGATGGCACGTTGTTAAACGACTTTACAACACCTATCTTACAAGAGGTTATGGAAAACTCTAAAATCATGCAATTAGGTAAGTACGAACCAATGGAAGGTACTGAGAAGAAGTTTACTTTTTGGGCTGATAAACCAGGTGCTTACTGGGTAGGTGAAGGTCAAAAAATCGAAACGTCTAAGGCTACTTGGGTTAATGCTACAATGAGAGCGTTTAAATTAGGGGTTATCTTACCAGTAACAAAAGAATTCTTGAATTACACTTATTCACAATTCTTTGAAGAAATGAAACCTATGATTGCTGAAGCTTTCTATAAAAAGTTTGACGAGGCAGGTATTTTGAATCAAGGTAACAATCCGTTCGGTAAATCAATTGCACAATCAATTGAAAAAACTAATAAGGTTATTAAAGGTGACTTCACACAAGATAACATTATTGATTTAGAGGCATTGCTTGAAGATGACGAATTAGAAGCAAATGCATTTATCTCAAAAACACAAAACAGAAGCTTGTTACGTAAAATTGTAGATCCTGAAACGAAAGAACGTATTTATGACCGTAACAGTGATTCGTTAGACGGTCTACCTGTGGTTAACCTTAAATCAAGCAACTTAAAACGTGGTGAATTAATCACTGGTGACTTCGACAAATTGATTTATGGTATCCCTCAATTAATCGAATACAAAATCGATGAAACTGCACAATTATCTACAGTTAAAAACGAAGATGGCACACCTGTAAACTTGTTTGAACAAGACATGGTGGCATTACGTGCAACTATGCATGTAGCATTGCATATTGCTGATGATAAAGCGTTTGCTAAGTTAGTTCCTGCTGACAAAAGAACAGATTCAGTTCCAGGAGAAGTTTAATAAATAATTAGGAGTGGTAACATGCCCGAAATCATTGGAATTGTTAAAGTAGATTTTACAGATTTAGAAGATAACAGACATGTCTATATGAAAGGGCATGTCTACCCTCGTAAAGGTTATAATCCTACAGATGAACGTATCAAAGCTTTAGCTAGTGTTGAAAATAAACGCAACAAACAAATGATTTACATTGTAAATGACAAATTAACCAAAAAAGAACTTGTCGAAATAGCAAGTGTTGCTGGCTTACAAGTTGATGAAAAACAAACAAAAGCTGAAATTATCAATGCTTTTGAGTCACTAGAGTAGGTGGTTATATGACTACGCTAGCTGATGTAAAAAAACGTATTGGTCTTAAAGATGAAAAGCAAGATGAACAATTAGAAGAAATCATAAAAAGTTGTGAAAGCCAGTTGTTATCAATGTTACCTATTGAAGTTGAACAAATACCGGAAAGGTTTAGTTACATGATTAAAGAAGTTGCAGTTAAACGCTACAACAGGATTGGTGCTGAAGGTATGACATCAGAAGCGGTTGACGGACGTAGCAATGCGTATGAATTGAACGATTTCAAGGAGTATGAAGCTATTATTGATAATTACTTTAATGCTAGAACGAGAACTAAAAAAGGAAGGGCTGTGTTCTTTTGAGATATGAAGATAGAGTTATTTTTCAATTAGAACAAGTAGCAACTTACAATCCTAAAACTAGCAAAAAAGAAAACACACTAATCACTTATGATGCGATACCATGCAATATTAACCCCATTTCTAGAGCAAGAAAGCAACTTGAATTTGGTGATGTAAAAAACGATGTAAGTGTTCTGAGGATAAAAGAATCAATATCTTACCCTGTTAGCCACGTGTTGGTTAATGGCATTCGCTACAAGATAGTTGATACAAGGATATACAGACACGAAACGTCATATTATATCGAAGAGGTCAATTGATGAATATAGATGGATTAGACGCACTGTTAAACCAATTTCACGATATGAAAACCAACATTGATGATGATGTAGATGATATTTTACAGGAAAACGCCAAAGAATATGTAGTACGAGCTAAATTGAAAGCTAGAGAAGTAATGAATAAGGGTTATTGGACTGGTAATTTATCACGCAATATCAGATATAAAAAAACTGGCGATTTGCAATACACTATCACATCGCACGCAGCTTATAGTGGTTTCTTAGAATTTGGTACTCGATACATGGAGGCTGAACCTTTTATGTGGCCGGTATACGAAGTGATTAGGAAATCAACTGTAGAAGAATTGAAAGCGTTGTTTGAATAGGAGATAAAAGCATGACACCGAACTTACAACTTTATAATAAAGCGTATGAAACGCTACAAGGATATGGATTCCCTGTTATTTCTCGTAAAGAGATGCAACAAGAGATTCCGTATCCTTTTTTTGTAATAAAAATGCCGGAGTCAAATAGAAGTAAGTACACGTTTGATAGTTATTCTGGCGATACGAATTTAGTTATTGATATTTGGAGTGTAAGCGATGATTTAGGACATCATGACGGACTTGTTAAAAGATGTATTGATGATTTAACACCTAGCGTTAAAACAAACGATTATGACTTTGAAGAAGAAGATACTAACATCACACAGTTAGTTGATGATACTACCAATCAAGAATTGCTACACACATCAGTAACGATATCTTACAAAACATTTTAAAAAACGGAGGAATATTGAATGGCAAATATGAAAAATAGTAATGATCGTATTATTTTATTTAGAAAAGCTGGCGAAAAAGTAGATGCTACTAAAATGCTTTTTTTAACTGAATACGGCTTATCACATGAAGCTGATACAGATACAGAGGATACAATGGACGGTTCTTATAACACTGGTGGTTCTGTTGAGTCAACAATGTCTGGTACTGCTAAAATGTTTTATGGTGACGATTTTGCAGATGAAATTGAAGATGCAGTTGTAGATCGCGTATTGTATGAAGCTTGGGAAGTTGAAAGTAGAATACCAGGCAAAAATGGGGATTCCGCTAAATTTAAAGCGAAATATTTCCAAGGTTTCCACAATAAATTTGAATTAAAAGCAGAAGCTAACGGTATTGATGAATATGAATATGAATATGGAGTGAATGGTCGTTTCCAACGTGGATTTGCAACACTACCTGAGGCTGTAACAAAGAAACTTAAGGCGACTGGATACAGATTCCACGACACTACAAAAGCAGATGCATTAACTGGCGAAGATTTAACAGCAATTCCACAACCTAAAGTAGATTCACCACCGGTTGCACCAAGAGAGGTATAAAAATAGGGCGTTAAGCCCTTTTTATTTTGTTTAAATTAATTATGAATGGAGATTTTAAGTTATGAATGTAGAAATTAACGGAAAGTCATTAGAATTAAGTTTTGGTTTTAAATTTTTAAGAGAAATCGATAACCGATTAGGTTTAAAAGTTGAACAAGCTTCTATCGGTCAAGGTGTATCAATGTTGCCTGTAGGTTTAGAAAGTGGAAATCCGGTTGTGATTGGCGAAGTTTTAATCGCAGCTACATCTCACTTAAAAAAACAAGCAATTACTATTAATAACATTGATGAAGCATTAGATGAAATCGCAGAAAATATCGGACTAGAAGAATTCGGTTCGGATATTTTAACGGAGTTGGGAAAGCGACCTATGACCCGAAACCTAGTCGAAGTAGTGGAAACGGAAGAAAAACCAGCGGAAGCCTAATAACTTACGACAGAATCGTTATAACTTGTATGTCAACACTTGGTATTACAGATTTGAACGTTATTGAGCAAATGACATTAACAGAATATAACTATCGAATGTATGCGAAAGAGTATGAAATGCTAACCCAAGAATTCGAACGTTACAAACTTGCGTTTGCTATTCGTGATGCTGCAGCTACTAAAAATGTTGGGACAGAAAATAAACCTAAAGAGGAATATGTTTTTAACAATGCAAACGACGTATTGCCTTATGAAGAAAATATCCAACGGCTTAACGAAGGTAAAGATATAAGATTTAGTAGCGAACGTGATGAATACGAACCACAAAATAATGAATTCTTTAAAGTTATAGCAGAATTTAATAAGCAATAGAAAGAGAGGTGTTAATGTGACGGAATATAAAATTAAAGCGACTATTGAAGCTAGTGTAGCCAAATTCAAAAGGCAAATTGATAGTGCGGTTAAGTCTGTGCAAAGATTTAAACGAGTAGCAGATCAAACTAAAGATGTTGAATTAAACGCTAACGATAAAAATTTACAAAAAACTATCAAAGTTGCTAAAAAGTCTTTAGATGCCTTTAGTAACAAAAATGTAAAAGCTAAATTAGATGCTAGTATACAAGATTTACAACAAAAGGTACTAGAATCGAATTTTGAACTAGACAAACTAAACTCTAAAGAAGTTACACCAGAAGTTAAGTTGCAAAAACAAAAGTTGATTAAAGATATCGCTGAAACAGAAGCTAAATTATCAGAATTAGAAAAGAAACGTGTCAATATTGACGTCAATGCAGATAACAGTAAATTCAATCGAGTGTTAAAAGTATCTAAAGCTAGTCTCGAAGCATTAAATAGGTCTAAAGCCAAAGCTATTATAGACGTGGACAATGGTGTTGCTAACTCTAAAATCAAACGTACTAAAGAAGAACTTAAAAGTATTCCGAACAAAACTAGATCTCGACTTGATGTAGATACAGGGCTTTCTATACCAACTATTTATGCGTTTAAAAAATCATTAGACGCATTGCCGAACAAAAAAACAACAAAGGTAGATGTCGATACTAATGGTTTAAAGAAAGCTTATGCCTACATAATAAAAGCAAATGACAATTTTCAAAGACAGATGGGGAATTTAGCTAATATGTTCCGTGTGTTCGGTACTGTAGGTTCTAATATGGTTGGTGGATTACTTACATCATCTTTTAGTATCTTAATACCTGTAATAGCGAGCGTAGTACCTGTAGTATTTGCGCTATTAAACGCTATCAAAGTGTTAACTGGTGGTGTACTTGCTTTAGGTGGTGCCGTAGCAATAGCGGGAGCAGGATTTGTAGCGTTTGGCGCAATGGCTATCAGCGCTATAAAGATGCTTAATGATGGCACTTTACAAGCTAGCTCAGCAACAAACGAATACAAAAAAGCGTTAGATGGCGTAAAGTCAGCATGGACTGATATTATAAAGCAAAATCAATCCGCTATCTTCACAACTCTTGCAAATGGTTTAAATACTGTTAAAACTGCAATGCAGAGCTTACAACCGTTTTTTAGTGGTATTTCAAGAGGAATGGAAGAAGCGTCTCAAAGCGTGCTTAAATGGGCTGAAAATAGCAGTGTAGCTTCAAGATTCTTTAATATGATGAATACAACGGGTGTTTCGGTATTTAACAAGCTATTAAGTGCTGCAGGTGGTTTTGGTGACGGATTAGTCAATGTATTCACGCAATTAGCACCACTGTTTCAATGGTCGGCTGATTGGTTGGATAGATTAGGTCAATCTTTCTCTAACTGGGCTAATAGTGCAGCTGGAGAAAATTCGATAACTCGTTTTATTGAATACACAAAAACAAACTTACCTATCATTGGTAATATTTTCAAAAATGTTTTCGTTGGAATTAACAATTTGATGAATGCATTCAGCGGATCATCAACTGGCATATTCCAATCTCTTGAACAAATGACAGCTAAGTTTAGGGAATGGTCTGAACAAGTAGGACAATCTCAAGGGTTTAAAGACTTTGTCAGTTATATACAAACAAATGGACCACTAATAATGCAATTGATTGGAAACATCGCAAGAGGATTAGTTGCATTCGCAACAGCAATGGCTCCTATAGCTAGTGCAGTATTACGCGTTGCAGTTGCAATAACTGGTTGGATAGCTAACTTGTTTGAGGCGCATCCAGCTACAGCACAATTAGTTGGTGTCATTATAACTTTAGTTGGTGCATTTAGATTTTTAATACCGATTATTCTTGCTGTATCTAACTTTATGGGTGGCGGATTAATAGGTAGAATCATTGCATTAGTAAGTAAGTTCGGTTTATTAAGAGCGGGATTAACAATTTTAAAAGGTGCGTTCATGTTATTAAAAGGACCATTAAAAATTATATCAGTTATATTCCAATTGTTATTCGGTAAGATTGGATTAATTAGAAATGCTATCACAGGACTAGTAACTGTGTTTGGTATTTTAGGCGGTCCAATAACAATAGTAATTGGTGTAATTGCTGCATTAATAGCTATATTCGTTTTATTGTGGAATAAAAATGAAGGATTCAGAAACTTTATTATAAATGCTTGGAATGCGATAAAAACGTTTATGGTTAATGTTTGGAATGTATTAAAAGCTGTAGCTTCGGTTGTATGGAATGCTATTTTAACAGCTATCACTACAGCAGTATCGAATGTTTACAATTTTATAATGATTGTTTGGAATCAAATAGTCGCTTATTTACAAGGGCTATGGAATGGAATTATCGCTATTGCAACAACAGTATGGAACCTTTTAGTTACAATCATTACAACTGTTTTCACGACGATAATGACAATAGTTATGACGATATGGACAGCTATTTGGACGTTCTTAAGTACAATCTGGAATACGATAATTACAATCGCTACTACGATTTGGAATTTGTTAGTCACTGTAATAACTACAGTGTTTACCACAATTATGACTATCGCAATAACAATTTGGAACGCTATTTGGACGTTCTTACAAACGTTGTGGAACACTATAGTTACTGTGGCAACTAAGGTTTGGAACGCTATCACTACAGCTATATCTACTGCGTTACAAGCGGCATGGAGTTTTATTTCTAATATATGGAATACGATTTGGAGTTTCTTATCTGGTATATTAACGACAATTTGGAATAAAGTTGTAAGCATATTCACACAAGTTGTTTCAACTATATCAGACAAAATGTCTCAAGCTTGGAACTTCATTGTCACTAAAGGTATGCAATGGGTATCTACTATAACAAGTACGCTAATTAACTTTGTTAATAGAGTTGTTCAAGGATTCGTTAATGTTGTAAACAAAGTTAGTCAAGGTATGACAAATGCAGTAAATAAAGTTAAAAGCTTTGTGGATGACTTTGTATCAGCAGGTGCTGATATGATCCGTGGTTTGATGAGAGGTATTGGTAATATGGCTAGAGACTTAGCTGAAAAAGCAGCTAGTGTAGCAAAAGGTGCTTTAAATGCAGCCAAAAGAGCGCTAGGTATTCACTCACCTTCACGTGAATTCATGGATGTTGGTATGTATTCAATGTTAGGTTTCGTTAAAGGTATAGATAATCATTCAAGTAAAGTTATCCGTAATGTTTCTAATGTTGCAGATAAAGTAGTTGATGCATTTCAACCTACATTAAACGCACCTGACATTTCTAGTATTACAGGAAACTTAAGTAATTTAGGTGGAAATATAAATGCGCAAGTACAACACACACATTCTATTGAAACATCACCGAACATGAAAACTGTTAAAGTTGAATTCGATGTCAATAACGATGCGCTTACTAGTATTGTTAACGGCAGAAATGCTAAACGCAATTCTGAGTATTACTTATAAAGGAGGTTACAAATGGACATAGAATTAACAAAAAAAGATGGTACTGTAATCAAATTAAGTGAATACGGGTTTATCGTTAACGATATAGTAATTGATAGCATGCAAATCAACACAAAGTATCAAGACAAAGAAAATATGAACGGTCGTATATTAATGGGGAGCAATTATATCAGTAGAGATATAGTTGTTCCTTGTTTTTGTAAAGTTAAAAATCGTTCAGACATTGCTTATATGCGAGATATGTTGTATTCGTTAACGACAGACATAGAACCTATGTATTTGCGAGAAATCAGAAGAAAAGAAGAGTTGAATTACAGGTTTACTCAACCAACTTCTGATGATTACGTGAAATTAGATAAAAACAACTTCCCGGATTACGAATATTCAAGACACGATCAACAAATTTATGTAAATGGTAAACAGTATAAAGTTATTTTTAACGGAGTTATAAACCCTAAACAAAAAGGTAATAAAGTTTCTTTTGAACTAAAATTCGAAACTACAGAATTACCATACGGTGAAAGTATTGGAACAAGCCTAGAGTTAGAAGAAAACAAAAAGGTTGGATTGTGGTCGTTTGATTTTAATATTGATTGGCATGCAGGCGGAGACAAAAGAAAGTATACATTTGAAAATTTGAGCAAAGGTACAGTTTACTATCATGGTAGTGCTCCTAACGACCAATTCAACATGTATAAAAAGATAACAATTATTTTAGGCGAAGATACAGAATCGTTTGTATGGAATTTAACGCATGCTGAAATAATGAAAATCGAAGGGATCAAACTAAAAGCTGGAGACAGAATTGTTTATGATAGCTTCCGAGTTTATAAAAACGGTGTTGAAATAAGTACCGAAACGAATATAGCCCAACCAAAATTTAAATACGGAGCTAATAAATTTGAGTTTAATCAAACGGTACAAAAAGTTCAGTTTGATTTGAAATTTTATTATAAGTAGGTGTCAGAATGACAATAACTATTAAACCACCTAAAGGTAATGGCGCACCTGTACCAGTAGAAACAACTTTAGTAAAAAAAGTTAATGCTGACGGTGTATTAACTTTTGATATTCTAGAAAATAAATATACTTATGAAGTTATTAACGCTATAGGGAAAAGATGGATTGTTAGTCATGTCGAAGGTGAAAACGACAAGAAAGAATATGTAATAACTGTCATTGATAGGAAATCAGAAGGCGACAGACAACTGGTTGAATGTACTGCTAGAGAGATTCCCATAGACAAGTTAATGATTGATAGAATTTATGTTAATGTAACAGGATCTTTTACAGTAGAAAGATATTTTAACATTGTGTTTCAAGGTACTGGAATGCTTTTTGAAGTCGAGGGCAAAGTTAAATCTTCAAAGTTTGAAAATGGTGGTGAAGGCGATACAAGGTTAGAAATGTTTAAAAAGGGATTAGAACATTTCGGTTTAGAATATAAAATAACGTATGACAAAAAGAAAGACAGATATAAGTTTGTATTGACGCCTTTTGCAAATCAAAAAGCGTCTTATTTTATTTCTGACGAAGTCAACGCCAACGCTATAAAACTCGAGGAAGATGCAAGTGATTTCGCCACCTTCATTAGAGGATATGGTAATTATTCAGGAGAAGAAACATTCGAACACGCTGGGCTCGTAATGGAAGCTAGAAGTGCATTAGCTGAAATATACGGCGACATCCACGCAGAACCATTTAAAGATGGTAAAGTGACTGACCAAGAAACTATGGATAAAGAATTACAATCGAGATTGAAAAAGTCGTTAAAACAATCTTTGTCTTTGGACTTTTTGGTGTTAAGAGAATCATATCCAGAAGCAGACCCACAACCCGGAGACATAGTACAAATAAAATCTACCAAACTAGGTTTGAATGATTTAGTCCGTATAGTACAAGTTAAAACGATTAGGGGTATAAACAATGTAATTGTTAAGCAAGATGTAACGCTTGGTGAGTTTAATCGAGAACAACGATATATGAAAAAAGTTAATACTGCAGCTAACTATGTTTCTGGATTAAATGATGTTAACCTTTCTAATCCTAGTAAAGCGGCAGAAAACTTGAAGTCTAAAGTAGCGTCAATAGCTAAATCAACACTCGATTTGATGAGTAGAACTGATTTGATTGAAGATAAACAACAGAAGGTAAGCTCTAAAACTGTGACTACATCTGACGGCACTATCGTTCATGATTTTATAGATAAATCAAACATTAAAGATGTAAAAACGATTGGAACGATTGGCGATTCTGTAGCTAGAGGATCACATGCGAAAACTAATTTCACAGAAATGTTAGGCAAGAAGTTAAAAGCTAAAACGACCAACCTTGCAAGAGGTGGCGCAACAATGGCAACAGTTCCAATAGGTAAAGAAGCGGTAGAAAACAGCATTTATAGACAAGCAGAGCAAATAAGAGGAGACCTAATCATATTACAAGGTACAGATGATGACTGGTTACATGGTTATTGGGCAGGCGTACCGATAGGCACTGATAAAACCGACACTAAAACGTTTTACGGCGCCTTTTGTTCTGCAATTGAAGTTATCAGGAAAAATAATCCAGCTTCAAAAATACTTGTAATGACAGCTACTAGGCAATGCCCTATGAGTGGTACAACGATACGCCGTAAAGATACGGACAAAAACAAACTAGGGTTAACTTTAGAGGATTATGTCAATGCTCAGATATTGGCTTGTAGTGAATTGGATGTACCAGTATATGATGCTTATCACACAGATTATTTCAAACCATATAATCCAGCATTTAGAAAATCTAGCATGCCTGATGGATTACATCCTAATGAAAGAGGTCATGAAGTTATTATGTATGAGCTTATTAAAAATTATTATCAGTTTTATGGATAGTAAAGGAGGAAAACATGAGTAATAAACTAATTACAGATTTAAGTAGAGTCTTTGACTACAGATATGTAGATGAAAATGAGTATAACTTTAAACTTATTTCAGACATGCTGACGGATTTTAATTTCTCTCTTGAATACCACAGAAATAAAGAGGTATTCGCACATGATGGAGAACAAATAAAGTATGAACATTTAAATGTTACAAGTAACGTCTCTGACTTTTTAACATATTTAAACGGTCGATTTAGCAACATGGTACTAGGTCATAACGGCGACGGTATCAACGAAGTAAAAGACGCGCGCGTTGATAATACAGGTTATGGTCATAAGACATTGCAAGATCGTTTGTATCATGATTATTCAACACTAGATGTTTTCACTAAAAAGGTTGAGAAAGCTGTAGATGAACACTATAAAGAATATCGAGCGACAGAATACCGATTCGAACCAAAAGAGCAAGAACCGGAATTTATCACTGATTTATCGCCATATACAAATGCAGTAATGCAATCATTTTGGGTAGACCCTAGAACGAAAATTATTTATATGACGCAAGCTCGTCCAGGTAATCATTACATGTTATCTAGATTGAAGCCCAACGGACAATTTATTGATAGATTGCTTGTTAAAAACGGCGGTCACGGTACACACAATGCGTATAGATACATTGATGGAGAATTATGGATTTATTCAGCTGTATTGGACAGTAACAAAAACAACAAGTTTGTACGTTTCCAATATAGAACTGGAGAAATAACTTATGGTAATGAAATGCAAGATGTCATGCCGAATATATTTAACGACAGATATACGTCAGCGATTTATAATCCGGTAGAAAATTTAATGATTTTTAGACGTGAATATAAACCCACTGAAAGACAACTTAAGAATTCGTTGAACTTTGTTGAGGTTAGAAGTGCTGACGATATTGATAAAGGTATAGACAAAGTATTGTATCAAATGGATATACCTATGGAATACACTTCAGATACACAACCTATGCAAGGTATCACTTATGATGCAGGTATCTTATATTGGTATACAGGTGATTCGAATACAGCCAACCCTAACTACTTACAAGGCTTCGATATCAAAACGAAAGAATTGTTATTTAAACGTCGCATCGATATAGGCGGTGTGAATAACAACTTTAAAGGAGATTTCCAAGAGGCTGAGGGTCTAGATATGTATTACGATCTAGAAACAGGACGTAAAGCACTTCTAATCGGGGTAACTATTGGACCTGGTAACAACAGACATCATTCAATTTATTCTATCGGTCAAAGAGGTGTAAACCAATTCTTGAAAAACATCGCACCTCAAGTATCAATGACTGATTCAGGCGGACGTGTTAAACCGTTACCAATACAGAACCCAGCATATCTAAGTGATATTACGGAAGTTGGTCATTACTATATCTATACGCAAGACACACAAAATGCATTAGATTTCCCGTTACCGAAAGCGTTTAGAGATGCAGGGTGGTTCTTGGATGTACTGCCTGGACACTATAATGGTGCTCTAAGACAAGTACTTACCAGAAACAGCACAGGTAGAAATATGCTTAAATTCGAACGTGTCATTGACATTTTCAATAAGAAAAACAACGGAGCATGGAATTTCTGCCCGCAAAACGCCGGTTATTGGGAACATATCCCTAAGAGTATTACAAAATTATCAGATTTAAAAATCGTTGGTTTAGATTTCTATATCACTACTGAAGAATCAAACCGATTTACTGATTTTCCTAAAGACTTTAAAGGTATTGCAGGTTGGATATTAGAAGTAAAATCGAATACACCAGGTAATACAACACAAGTATTAAGACGTAATAACTTCCCGTCTGCACATCAATTTTTAGTTAGAAACTTTGGTACTGGTGGCGTTGGTAAATGGAGTTTATTCGAAGGAAAGGTGGTTGAATAATGGTAGTAGATAATTTTTCGAAAGATGATAACTTAATCGAGTTACAAACAACATCACAATATAATCCGGTTATTGACACAAACATCAGTTTCTATGAATCAGATAGAGGAACTGGTGTTTTAAATTTTGCAGTAACTAAGAATAACAGACCCTTATCTATAAGTTCTGAACATGTTAAAACATCTATCGTGTTAAAAACCGATGATTATAACGTAGATAGAGGCGCTTATATTTCAGACGAATTAACGATAGTAGACGCAATTAATGGGCGTTTGCAGTATGTGATACCGAATGAATTTTTAAAACATTCAGGCAAGGTGCATGCTCAGGCATTCTTTACACAAAACGGGAGTAATAATGTTGTTGTTGAACGTCAATTTAGCTTCAATATTGAAAATGATTTAGTTAGTGGGTTTGATGGTATAACAAAGCTTGTTTATATCAAATCTATTCAAGATACTATCGAAGCTGTCGGTAAAGATTTTAACCAATTAAAGCAAAATATGGCTGATACACAAACGTTAATAGCAAAAGTGAATGATAGTGCGACAAAAGGCATTCAACAAATCGAAATCAAGCAAAACGAAGCTATACAAGCTATTACTGCGACGCAAACTAGTGCAACACAAGCTGTTACAGCTGAATTCGATAAAATAGTTGAAAAAGAGCAAGCGATTTTTGAACGTGTTAACGAAGTTGAACAACAAATCAATGGCGCTGACCTTGTTAAAGGTAATTCAACAACGAATTGGCAAAAGTCTAAACTTACAGATGATTACGGTAAAGCAATTGAATCGTATGAGCAGTCCATAGATAGCGTTTTAAGCGCAGTTAACACATCTAGGATTATTCATATTACTAATGCAACAGATGCGCCAGAAAAGACGGATATAGGCACGTTAGAGAAGCCTGGACAAGATGGTGTTGATGACGGTTCTTCGTTCGATGAATCAACTTATACATCAAGCAAATCTGGTGTGTTAGTTGTTTATGTTGTTGATAATAATACTGCTCGTGCAACATGGTACCCAGACGATTCAAACGATGAGTACACAAAATACAAAATCTACGGCACATGGTACCCGTTTTATAAAAAGAATGATGGAAACTTAACTAAGCAATTTGTTGAAGAAACGTCTAACAACGCTTTAAATCAAGCTAAGCAGTATGTAGATGATAAATTCGGAACAACGAGCTGGCAACAACATAAGATGACAGAGGCGAATGGTCAATCAATTCAAGTTAACTTAAATAATGCGCAAGGCGATTTGGGATATTTAACTGCTGGTAATTACTATGCAACAAGAGTGCCGGATTTACCAGGTAGCGTTGAAAGTTATGAGGGTTATTTATCGGTATTCGTTAAAGATGATACAAACAAGCTATTTAACTTCACACCTTATAACTCTAAAAAGATTTACACACGATCAATCACAAACGGCAGACTTGAGCAACAGTGGACAGTTCCTAATGAACATAAATCAACGGTATTGTTCGACGGTGGCGCAAATGGTGTAGGTACAACAATCAATCTAACTGAACCGTACACAAACTATTCTATTTTGTTGGTAAGTGGAACTTATCCAGGTGGCGTTATTGAGGGATTCGGACTAACCGCATTACCTAACGCGATTCAATTGAGTAAAGCGAATGTAGTTGACTCAGACGGCAACGGTGGCGGTATTTATGAGTGCTTACTATCCAAAACAAGTAGCACTACTTTAAGAATAGATAACGATGTGTACTTTGATTTAGGTAAAACATCAGGTTCTGGAGCGAATGCCAACAAAGTTACTATAACTAAAATTATGGGGTGGAAATAATGAAAATCACAGTAAACGATAAAAACGAAGTTATCGGATTCGTTAATACTGGCGGTTTACGCAATAGTTTAGATGTAGATGATAACAATGTGCCTATTAAATTTAAAGAAGAGTTCGAACCTAGAAAGTTTGTTTTCACTAACGGCGAAATTAAATACAATAGCAATTTCGAAAAAGAAGACGTACCGAATGCATCAAACCAACAAAGTGCGTCAGATTTAAGTGATGAGGAACTTCGCGGAATGGTTGCGAGTATGCAAATGCAGGTGGCACAAGTAAACGTATTAACAATGGAATTAGCTCAACAAAACGCTATGTTAACACAACAGTTGACTGAACTGAAAACTAACAAAACAAGTACTGAGGGGGACGTTTAAATAATGAAGATGATTTATCCAACTTTTAAAGACATTAAAACTTTTTATGTTTGGGGTTACTATAAAAACGAGCAAATTAAGTGGTACGTAGACAAGGGTTTAATCGATAAAGAAGAATACGCTTTAATCACTGGAGAAAAATATCCAGAAACAAAAGATGAAAAGTCACAGGTGTAATGCTTGTGGCTTTTTAATTTGAATAAAGTGGGTGGCATAATGTTTGGATTTACCAAACGACATGAACAAGATTGGCGTTTAACGCGATTAGAAGAAAATGATAAGACTATGTTTGAAAAATTCGACAGAATAGAAGATAGTCTTAGAGCGCAAGAAAAGATTTATGACAAATTAGATAGAAATTTTGAAGAATTAAAGCGCGACAAGGTAGAAGATGAAAAGAATAAAGAAAAGAATGCCAAGAATATTAGAGACATAAAAATGTGGATTCTAGGTTTGATAGGGACTATCTTCAGTACGATTGTCATAGCTTTACTAAGAACTGTTTTTGGTATTTAAAGGAGGTGATTACCATGCTTAAAGGGATTTTAGGATATAGCTTCTGGGCGTGCTTCTGGTTTGGTAAATGTAAATAACAGTTAAGAGTCAGTGCTTCGGCACTGGCTTTTTATTTTGATTGAAATGAGGTGCATACATGGGATTACCTAATCCGAAAAATAGAAAGCCCACAGCTAGTGAAGTGGTTGAATGGGCGTTATATATCGCTAAAAACAAAATAGCTATTGATGTACCTGGTTCTGGAATGGGAGCACAATGCTGGGATTTACCTAATTATTTACTCGATAAATATTGGGGGTTTAGAACATGGGGAAATGCTGATGCTATGGCTCAAAAATCCAATTATAGAGGTAGAGATTTCAAGATAATTAGAAATACAAAAGATTTTGTACCACAACCAGGCGACTGGGGTGTTTGGACTGGTGGTTGGGCAGGACATGTAAACATTGTAGTGGGACCATGCACAAAAGACTATTGGTATGGCGTAGATCAAAACTGGTATACAAATAACGCAACAGGAAGTCCACCTTATAAAATTAAACACTCTTATCATGATGGACCAGGTGGAGGGGTTAAATATTTTGTTAGACCACCATATCATCCAGACAAAACTACACCGGCACCTAAACCAGAAGATGATAGTGATGATAACGAAAAAAATAATAAAAAAGTTCCAATTTGGAAAGATGTAACAACTATAAAGTACACTATTTCTAGCCAAGAGGTTAATTATCCAGAATATATTTATCACTTTATAGTAGAAGGTAATCGACGACTCGAAAAACCTAAAGGAATAATGATTAGAAACGCACAAACGATGAGCTCGGTAGAAAGTTTATATAACAGTAGGAAGAAATACAAACAGGATGTAGAATATCCCCACTTTTATGTTGATAGACATAATATTTGGGCACCTAGAAGAGCTGTATTTGAAGTTCCTAATGAACCTGATTATATAGTTATAGACGTATGTGAAGATTATAGTGCGAGTAAAAATGAATTTATTTTTAATGAGATTCACGCAATGGTTGTAGCTGTAGATATGATGGCCAAATATGAGATACCTCTAAGTATTGAAAATTTAAAAGTAGACGACAGCATTTGGCGTTCAATGTTGGAACATGTTAATTGGAATATGATTGACAACGGTGTTCCTCCTAAAGATAAATACGAAGCATTAGAAAAGGCATTACTTAATATATTTAAAAACAGAGAAAAATTATTAAATTCTATAACTAAGCCAACAGTAACAAAATCTAGAATAAAAGTTATGGTAGATAATAAAAACGCTGATATAGCTAATGTAAGAGACTCGTCACCAACAGCCAACAATGGTTCGGCATCTAAACAACCGCAGATCATAACAGAAACGAGTCCTTATACATTCAAACAAGCACTGGATAAACAAATGGCAAGAGGTAACCCGAAAAAATCTAATGCTTGGGGTTGGGCTAACGCTACACGAGCACAAACGAGTTCAGCAATGAATGTAAAGCGTATATGGGAAAGTAACACACAATGCTACCAAATGCTTAATTTAGGCAAGTATCAAGGTGTTTCAGTTAGCGCACTTAATAAGATACTTAAAGGTAAGGGAACATTGAATAATCAAGGTAAAGCGTTCGCAGAAGCTTGTAAAAAGCACAACATTAATGAAATTTATTTAATCGCGCATGCTTTCTTAGAAAGTGGATATGGAACAAGTAACTTCGCTAACGGAAAAGATGGAGTATACAACTACTTCGGCATTGGCGCTTACGACAACAATCCTAACTACGCAATGACGTTTGCAAGGAATAAAGGTTGGACATCTCCAGCAAAAGCAATCATGGGCGGTGCTAGCTTCGTAAGAAAGGATTACATCAATAAAGGTCAAAACACATTGTACCGAATTAGATGGAATCCTAAGAATCCAGCTACCCACCAATACGCTACTGCTATAGAGTGGTGCCAACATCAAGCAAGTACAATCGCTAAGTTATATAAACAAATCGGCTTAAAAGGTATCTACTTCACAAGGGATAAATATAAATAAAGAGGTGTGTAAATGTACAAAATAAAAGATGTTGAAACGAGAATAAAAAATGATGGTGTTGACTTAGGTGACATTGGCTGTCGATTTTACACTGAAGATGAAAATACAGCATCTATAAGAATAGGTATCAATGACAAACAAGGTCGTATCGATCTAAAAGCACATGGCTTAACACCTAGATTACATTTGTTTATGGAAGATGGCTCTATATTCAAAAATGAGCCCCTTATTATCGACGATGTTGTAAAAGGTTTCCTTACCTACAAGATACCTAAAAAGGTTATCAAACACGCTGGTTATGTTCGCTGTAAGCTGTTTTTAGAGAAAGAAGAAGAAAAAATACATGTCGCAAACTTTTCTTTCAATATCGTTGATAGTGGTATTGAATCTGCTGTAGCAAAAGAAATCGATGTTAAATTGGTAGATGATGCTATTACGAGAATTTTAAAAGATAACGCGACAGATTTATTGAGCAAAGACTTTAAAGAGAAAATAGATAAAGATGTCATTTCTTACATCGAAAAGAATGAAAGTAGATTTAAAGGTGCGAAAGGTGATAAAGGTGAACCGGGACAACCTGGAGCAAAAGGTGAAGCAGGTAAAAAAGGAGAACAAGGCGCACCCGGTAAAAACGGTACTGTAGTATCAATCAATCCTGACACTAAAATGTGGCAAATTGATGGTAAAGATACAGATATCAAAGCAGAACCTGAGTTATTGGACAAAATCAATATCGCAAATGTTGAAGGGTTAGAAAATAAATTGCAAGAAGTTGAAAAAATCAAAGATACAACTCTCAACGACTCTAAAACGTATACGGATACAAAAATTGCTGAACTAGTTGATAGCGCGCCTGAATCTATGAACACATTAAGAGAATTAGCAGAAGCAATACAAAACAACTCTATTTCAGAAAGTGTATTGCAACAGATTGGCTCAAAAGTTAATACAGAAGATTTTGAGGAATTCAAACAAACACTAAATGATTTATATGCTCCAAAAAATCATAATCATGACGAGCGGTATGTTTTGTCATCTCAAGCTTTTACTAAACAACAAGCGGATAATTTATATCAACTAAAAAGCGCATCTCAACCGACGGTTAAAATTTGGACAGGAACAGAAAATGAATATAACTATATATATCAAAAAGACCCGAATACGTTATATTTAATTAAAGGGTGATTTTTATGGAAGGTAATTTTAAAAATGTAAAGAAGTTTATTTACGAAGGTGAAGAATATACAAAAGTATATGCTGGAAATATCCAAGTATGGAAAAAGCCTTCATCTTTTGTAATAAAACCCTTACCTAAAAATAAATATCCGGATAGCATAGAAGAATCAACAGCAAAATGGACAATAAATGGAGTTGAACCCAATAAAAGTTATCAGGTGACAATAGAAAATGTACGTAGCGGTATAATGAGGATTTCGCAAACTAATTTAGGGTCAAGTGATTTAGGAATATCAGGAGTCAATAGCGGAGTTGCAAGTAAAAATATCAACTTTAGTAATCCTTCAGGGATGTTGTACGTCACTATAAGTGATGTTTATTCAGGATCTCCGACATTGACCATTGAATAATTTTAAACGACTAATTTTTAGTCGTTTTTTTATTTTGGATAAAAGGAGCAAACAAATGGATATTAACTGGAAATTGAGATTCAAAAACAAAGCAGTACTAACTGGTTTAGTTGGAGCATTGTTGCTATTTATCAAGCAAGTCACGGATTTATTCGGATTAGATTTATCTACTCAATTAAATCAAGCTAGCGCAATTATAGGCGCTATCCTCACGTTACTTACAGGTATTGGCGTTATTACTGACCCAACGTCAAAAGGCGTCTCAGATTCATCTATAGCACAGACATATCAAGCGCCTAGAGATAGCAAAAAAGAAGAACAACAAGTTACGTGGAAATCATCACAAGACAGTAGTTTAACGCCGGAATTAAGCGCGAAAGCACCAAAAGAATATGATACATCACAACCTTTCACAGACGCCTCTAACGATGTTGGCTTTGATGTGAATGAGTATCATCATGGAGGTGGCGACAATGCAAGCAAAATTAACTAAAAATGAGTTTATAGAGTGGTTGAAAACTTCTGAGGGAAAACAATTCAATGTGGACTTATGGTATGGATTTCAATGCTTTGATTATGCCAATGCTGGTTGGAAAGTTTTGTTTGGATTACTTCTAAAAGGTTTAGGTGCAAAAGATATTCCGTTCGCTAACAACTTCGACGGATTAGCTACTGTATACCAAAATACACCGGACTTCTTAGCACAACCTGGCGACATGGTGGTATTCGGTAGCAACTACGGTGCTGGATATGGTCACGTTGCATGGGTAATTGAAGCAACTTTAGATTACATCATTGTATATGAGCAGAATTGGCTAGGCGGTGGCTGGACTGACGGAATCGAACAACCCGGCTGGGGTTGGGAAAAAGTTACAAGACGACAACATGCTTATGATTTCCCTATGTGGTTTATCCGTCCGAATTTTAAAAGTGAGACAGCGCCACGATCAGTTCAATCTCCTACACAAGCACCTAAAAAAGAAACAGCTAAGCCACAACCTAAAGCAGTAGAACTTAAAATCATCAAAGATGTGGTTAAAGGTTATGACCTACCTAAGCGTGGTAGTAACCCTAAAGGTATAGTTATACACAACGACGCAGGGAGCAAAGGGGCGACTGCTGAAGCATATCGTAACGGATTAGTAAATGCACCTTTATCAAGATTAGAAGCGGGCATTGCGCATAGTTACGTATCAGGCAACACAGTTTGGCAAGCCTTAGATGAATCACAAGTAGGTTGGCATACCGCTAATCAAATAGGTAATAAATATTATTACGGTATTGAAGTATGTCAATCAATGGGCGCAGATAACGCGACATTCTTAAAAAATGAACAGGCAACTTTCCAAGAATGCGCTAGATTGTTGAAAAAATGGGGATTACCAGCAAACAGAAATACAATCAGATTGCACAATGAATTTACTTCAACATCATGCCCTCATAGAAGTTCGGTTTTACACACTGGTTTTGACCCAGTAACTCGCGGTCTATTGCCAGAAGACAAGCGGTTGCAACTTAAAGACTACTTTATCAAGCAGATTAGGGCGTACATGGATGGTAAAATACCGGTTGCCACTGTCTCTAATGAGTCAAGCGCTTCAAGTAATACAGTTAAACCAGTTGCAAGTGCATGGAAACGTAATAAATATGGTACTTACTACATGGAAGAAAGTGCTAGATTCACAAACGGCAATCAACCAATCACAGTAAGAAAAGTGGGGCCATTCTTATCTTGTCCAGTGGGTTATCAGTTCCAACCTGGTGGGTATTGTGATTATACAGAAGTGATGTTACAAGATGGTCATGTTTGGGTAGGATATACATGGGAGGGGCAACGTTATTACTTGCCTATTAGAACATGGAATGGTTCTGCCCCACCTAATCAGATATTAGGTGACTTATGGGGAGAAATCAGTTAGAATGACATAGTCATGTCTATTTAAGCAGGTGCGTTACATACCTGCTTTCTATTTACATTTAAAGATAAAATGTGCTATTATTTTACTAGAACTTTTTAACATTTCTCTCAAGATTTAAATGTAGATAACAGGCAGGTACTACGGTACTTGCCTATTTTTTTATGCAAATTTTAAAAAACACTTTACTAATAAACATTTGTTTAGTATAATTATATTTGTAGGTTAGTTGATGACTTACAAATTATGTGTAAGGAGGTGAAAAGCCTCATGCTAGACATAATAAAAACACTTCTAGAACATCAAGTATTGGCAGTACTGATAATTCCAGAAGTGTTAAAACAACTTAGAGAATGGCATCTCGGCTACCTAGACCGAAAGCCAAACAACAAAGATTAACATTATGCTTGGAGCCTGATGGCTCCTCCTTACACTTATATAATATAATATTATTTGGAGGTTTTCAATTATGACAGAACAAATGTATTTAATATTGTTTTTATTAAGCCTACCATTGTTATTATTTATCGGGAGAAAGACACATTTTTATTGTTTAGATAAAAAGAATGGACGTAGATAATATGAGTGATTATAAATTAAAAATAATTGAATTGATCAAAAGTGATATAACAGGTTACCAAATTCACAAACAAACTGGCGTAGCGCAATATGTAATTTCACAATTAAGGCAAGGAAAGCGCGAAGTAGATAACTTAACTTTAAATACAACTGAAAAACTATACAGTTACGCACGACAAGTGTTATAA